TGCCAGTTCCATTTCTGGTGCACGTCGATGCGCTCAGCTAGGAAGTTTGCAATTCCCTGCTCGTTTAACTCGTTTGCAATGTCAAAAGCCTTTTTATTGCCTTCTAGCAGAATGCCATTAACCTTCACTAGTGATGCGAGCATAGGCTCTACTTCTCCAGTAGTGATTTCTGTCTCGTGAACCTGGCTAAGTAGAAGAAGGTCAGTCAGCAAGTAAGGAGCCTGAACTCCTAGCTTACGGATGTTCTCTGCTAGAGGGTCTACTGCAGAATCGAAGTCCTCGTAGATTTCCTGGAAGAACTCGTGGAACTCGCGGAAGTCACGTCCTCGTACATTCCAGTGGTATCCTTGGGCAATTGTCTTTGCGCTTACAGAGCTAGCCAAAAGCTGAGCCAACACAGAAACCAGAGGAGCCTTGTCCTCGATCGGGTCGTTGAAGAAAGTTAGATCATCGAATTCATTTTGCATGAGGCTATACCTGAGGTTCTGCTAGAGGTGGTGCACTTGGGGTAATAGGGGCTGGGGCTGCAGGTTCAGTTGGAGCTCCAGGTTCTGCTGGTGCTGGCTCTACTCCGGCTGGTTCTGTTGGAACTCCACCGTCAAGAATTTGCTGTACGTCTGCAGGGATTGGAGCATTAGACTGCGCCTGCACTGCACCCTTAACAGCTGCCATGAGATCAGGAGCGACAGCAGAAAGTAAAGCTTCGGTGAGCTCTGGAGTGATCGCACCCTTGTTGACTACAAGACGAAGTGCAAGCTCTTCTGGAGAAGGAGCATCCTGGTCAGAGAATCCGTGAGAGCGACGCCAAGTGTCAAAGCTAACTGCCATCTTGTCAAAACCAGCGTCTGCATCTGCAGCACGGTCGTTACGAGTAGCAACCTGCGATGGGTCGTACCAAATCTGGATGCGCTTAACTTCAGATTCTGAGTAACCATTAGCAACTAGGTACGGGCGTAGGTAAACAACAGTCAAAGCATCAGCAATGAGTAGCATCAGAGGCTCGATGTGCGCCTTGTAGAGGCCCTCATCAATCTGAAGCGCGTTAGAGTACTTAACGTTTGCTAGGCCCGTCACGACGTCCTTAGGAACGTCTAGGCCCTGCATGATTCGGTCTAGTACGCGGTCAGCACGTGCAACAAGGCTGTCGTCGAAAGAACGCTCAAACTTGAACTGCTTAATCTTGTCGCCGAGCTCTGCTGGACCACGAATGATTAGCGGAACAACGGCGCTCGCAGAGTCCTCGTCCTTAATCGGAGTGGTCATCGCGTCGATGAGCTGGTCTTCGAAGTCGTCAGCAGCTTCTTCAGTGTTGTACTGCTCGTTGAATTCGCCATCTTCGTCGTATGGGTAGTCTGGGTCTGGAGACGCGGCTACTGAAAGACCGTCTGGCAAGTAAAGAGCACCAGCGTTTAGACGTGAACGTGCAGTCGAACGGAAGGTGCGGTTTAGAAGTAGAAGCTCGGCACAGAGGTCAAGTAGACCGCGTAGTGAAGAGTCTGACTCCATCGAGTAGCGAGGGTGCGCTTTCCAGATGCGTCCAATAAACGCATCCTTCGGAAGACGAATGGCATTCTTGCCTGCACCCATCGAAGAGCTTCCGCCAACATCGCGGATCGGGTTAACTACGTAGTTTCCCTTAGAGTCAATTTGAAGTTCATCAACAGAGCGAACATCCCAGGTTTCTGGAATAGCTGAGCCTATACGTTCAGGGATCTGAACTAGGTAGCACTCGCCAGTAACCTGCAAGTTAAGAGCTGCATCTTTAAGAAGACCAGCCTGGCCTCCGTATGCAGAGTCAAGACGGTCAAGCGCACGCTGAGCAGCAGAGGCTAGTCCATCGCTTACTGTCTTTGACTTCTCTAGTGGAACAGGCGCTTGTGATGGGTCGTCTACAACAGCAGCGTAAAGGCGGATGCGAGATACCACAGACGCAACAAGGTTGAACGCATATTTGATTTCTCCAATGGCGTCGTAGTACTCCCAGGCTTCTGCTTGCCAGCTAAAAGAAGCAGACTGACGGCGAGCTTTAAAACGCTCGGCTTCTGTCTTGTCATCCATCTTGACTTGCATTGCTGCAGCAGTAAGTGGACGGAATGCGTTGAAGGCAGCAGGTTCTGCACGAACAATGCCGAAAGAGTCAACTGTAATTCCAGGGGCTACCGGGGTAGCGTTTCGAGCAGCTGATGCACGTAGTCTAGAAGTTCTAGATGCGTTACTAGCTGGATTGCTCTTCTTGAATATTCCCAAGGGTGCTCCCTGTTAGATGTCTAATTTGGTTGCTATTAAGCCTACGAGTGCAGAGATAGACAATATCAATGATACCACATATGCAAGTAGCGGGACTACTAGAAATAGTCCTATAAGGAAAAGTGTAGCCCAAATACTCATGCACCAGTTGCACGTGAAGACATATCCGAACTTAGTTGATGGTGGAAACTTCTTCCAAACCTTTTCTCGTAGTGGTTCGAGGATTACATCGGTGGTTAGAAGTCGAGTTAGGCGGTAAGAAGCTAAAACTAAGATGACGTATGTGAAAAATGTGACTTCTTGTACAGGAGGCATTCTAATCTTTCATCGAGTTTAGCGTTTTGTAAGCATTCCAGCTCCGAAGGCGCGATCCGCACCCGCAATTGCTGTCTTTTTTGAATGCTAGCATCTTTCCGCTCTTCGTGACAACCCTATAATCGCCTTTTTTGTCGGCAGAAGGGATAAATTCGTCATATTGTTCGCGAAAAACGATCTGCGCACCGGTCGGGGAGTCCTGAGCAACAATAATTATCTCGTCAGTGACTATAACTCGAGTAGTTGCAAGATAGTAAGCGCCCTCCGTAGCCGGAGCAGAGTTCAAAGCGGTTACATCTTCAGTAAAACCAGCTGGAACCACCGCTAGGTGGGCTGGAAACACGTCTGCGAGTACTTTCATCGGACTCTAAACGTTCCACCGCGACCAGTTGAGCCTCGGTTAGCAGCTGGAAGTCCAATTTTACGCTCGGACATGCTTTTTGCGCGGATTTTTCCACCAGAAAAGCCAGGAGGTGGCTTAATTAGCAGAGCAGTGAGACCGTGAACGAGTGCATCGACTCGGTCGGGGGATTTTCCTTCTCCTGGAACCCAAGAAATCATCTGAGACTCCAAATCAGCCAAAAATCCAACGTGGTGGACTCGCTGTTGCTCGTAAGCTAGGGTAATTGGCTCTGCTCGGAGTGCTTTTCCTTGTTTGGAGTGGACTTCAAGTACTTTAATTGTTGGATCAATAGTATTGATAGCATTACGTACCAACGCGCCGCCCTGATTAACTTCCGCAACAACTGGACAACCCCACTTTCGTGCCATTTTAACAACCTGATTAGCCCAAACGTCGGGCGAGCCGTGAATTGACGCATCTTCAAGCACCCAAGCCTGTCGCTTGTAGAGATCGTGCTCTGCAGAAGACGCTACAACAACAATACCGCACTCGTCTCGAGGGTTTTCGGCAACCGAAGGGTCAACGCCGATACAACGTAGAGGTGTGTTGAGTGGGTAGAAGCCTTCTCGACCTGCTTCGATGGACTCTTCAGTCCAAAGAGCACCTTCCATGGCCTCGAGCATTTCACCATAAAGCTCCTGGCGAGCAAGAGAGGTTCCCTCGTAAACGCCAAGCATTGTGTCAAGGTAGGCACCAGCAAGGTTACCTGCGTTGTCCATTGTTGAACCACGAGTGATTTTTACAATGTCGCCCTTCATGGACTCTTCGATTAGTTTGTACAGTAGGGGCGTTCGTTTTGGCGTGGTGGTTACAAGAATTTGAGGGTTGGCACCAAGACGAGTACCAACACGCAAGTTATCAAACGCGGTCATACCGGCAGCATCTGGAGTTTGACGCCAAGCTGCGATCTCATCGCCCCATGCGTGAGTGAACTGAGGACCACGGAGCGAGTCAGGCTCATCCGCGGTAAAGAGGGAAGCGGTATTTCCGTTAGGCCAAGTTAGGCGACGCTTCGAAGGCTCGTAGAGTGGACGTTCGCTTGGAGGAGTAACGTTTAGAACGCCGGACTCACCTTCAACGATAACGTCACGAACGTCAGCTGCGGTACGCGCAACCAGACCGAAGCGACGCTGACCAGTGTTGGTGTATTTGGCTTGCTCTCTCACCCATTCGGACGCAAGTCTTGTCTTACCAAAACCACGACCTGCAAGTACAAGCCAAACGTTCCAATCACCTTCAGGAGCTTGCTGCTCTGGACGCCCCCAGACGGACCAGTCCCAAAGCAGGACTTCTGGATCCATGCCAGCTAAAGCTTCAGCTCTTTCAGCGGGAGGAAGTTCCGCTAGCTGCTCCATAATACTTTTACCCATTGTTTTATCTTACCCTAAAAAGAAAACCCCCGCTTACGCAGGGGCATCTTTTTCAATAAATTATGAAACAAATGAAGGGGTGGTGCCAATAGGTACTGATGTAATTGCGCTGCTGATCTTTGCATTTCCGCCTGGAGCAAAGCTTAGGGCGGCGTAGTAGAGAGCTGTTGAAGAGACACCGTAGACGCAACGGGCGGTGCCTGCAGCTGGAACATTGAAGTAGACGTTACCTAGAACTGCAACGGCTGTAGCTTCTCCGAGCTTGATTCCATAAGAGTTAGCTGCGGTGGTTGTGATCTTGCAGTTTGCAGCTGACAGGGTCCCACCAGCGTAAACGTCGATACCGTATGAACCTGAAGAGTCAATCTCCGAGTTCGATAGGTTTAGGGAGCCGCTAACACCAAAGATGCCAGTAAGAGCACCAGAGGTTTCGATGGCATCTAGGTTTGCAGTTCCAGCAAGGATGTTGATGCAGTGATAGTGGCCAGAACCATTGTGACTGAACTTTAGGTCGTTTCCGTGAACGGTAGAGCCAGTTCCAGTGTTAGTCATACGCATTGCATCTGCTGCGCCATTACCGGTTAGCCAGACGTCCTTCATGAAAAGACGCTGCGGGTTTGTGCCAGAGAATGTAATCGCTGTAGTTCCAGATACTGCCTGAACAGCAAGACCAGCTAGAGAGAAGTGGTTTGACGAGATATCCCCCGCTGAGCCATTGAACGTGATCTGTCCGTACCAGAGGATCGGCGCGTGAGTACCAGAGCTGTTAGAGCCAAGGATGAAAATGTGGCCGCTAGTAACGGTAACTGTCTCAGCGGTGGCAGAGGTGTTTCCGCTGATCATTACGATACGGATTGGGTTAGTGCCTGACGGTGAAAGGGTTTCGGCCTTTGTTAGAGCTGCCGCTAGGGTCTTGTAAGGACGTTCGCGAGTACCGTTTTCAGTGTACGAGTCCTCGCGTAGGTAGTCTAGGTAGATTTCGCTAGTTACTGGGATCACTGGGAAGTCACCGATCTCATTGATGTCGGCAACAGTAACTAGTTTGTTCTGTGCGTTGATGGAGTCGATGTAGACTCCGCCAGAAACCTTGACAATGATGTCCTCGTCCGAAGACATAATCTGGTCTGCAATGATTTTATATTCAGGGGTTGAGTTTGATGCCATGAGTAGGTCCTAATTAGTGATATCTCCCCTAGTAAGGATACCAGAGATTGATTATTGGCACTAACGCAAAAAACCTCCCTTTTACGGGAGGCTTCTAGCTAAGCATTGTTCAAGTAGGACCCTCTACTTGAGGCGATTCTCTGAAACGATCGGGGTGTAAACCTTTGAGGTGGCAGTAACTGGTTGCTTGTAGCCGTAGCGTACAAGACGGAATCGTAGGGCACCGTGAGTTACGCCGAGACGCTTTGCGAGGCGATACAGGGTAACGCCTTCAACAGTGTGAGCGTAGTTGAGCAGCTTGGTATACTCTTCCGCTTCCTCACGGTACTTCTTGCCATTAGAACGGACTTGCTGTGCGTATGGCTGGAGTTCCAGTAGACGCTCCAACGTAGCAGGAGTTGGTTCAACATAGATCGGCTTTGGACGCTCTGGCTTGAGAGGCGGAGTCGGGATGCTGATCCCTAGGTTGCGTTCAGGGGCTTCAATATTTGAAATCTGGCGGACGCGCTCACGAGTTAGACCTGAAGCGGAGGCGATAGCCTCTAGCGTCCACTCGACTGAGCGTAGTTCGCGGATCAGCTGGTTGCGGTCCTCGTCGTTAACAAGAGTGTTGAATACATCCTTGATGTCTGAAGGTAGCTGCTGATTCTTTTTTACGTAAACGCTGTCTGTCATGGCGTTCCTTTCGTCTTTGTATAAGTCACTGTATTAGGTTAGCTTTTCGCTGTCAAGTGTTTTTTATTTTTTTCTTGCGCGGCCTTCGGCACGGCCAACCGGAACCTCGACCATCTCAACAATGTACTCTTCGCCATCAGTAAAGCTAGTTACCTCAACGTCAACAACGTGGATGACTGATTCGATGAATGAAACCATCTGCTTGACTTCTTGGACGCTCGAGATCTCAGGGCAGTCAACGAAGACCGCGCAGTCTGACATCTCGAAGAGGCCGCTAGTAGGGAGGGCGTCTCTTAATTCGTCTGCGTTATTTACTAGAAGCTTTACGCTCATAGGTGTCTCCATCCATCAGTAGGTCGTCATTTAGTGAATCCATATGCATGATAGCAATACCGATCCACATAAGCAAACCGGCAACAATACCGGCTAGTCCGAGGATGATGCCAATAACAATAAGAACATTAATCATTCTTGTCACCCACTGGCGGCCAGACTACCCCAAGAAGCGCGGAGGCTTCCTCGGTGTGTCCGTACTTAGCTGTGCAGTTTTCCTGCTGGCAAGCAAACTTACATTGGGAGGCGCGTCTATTACGTTCTAGTTCTTGCTGCTCTTTGATCTTCTTACTCAGGCGATCTGTGTAGATCAGCAGGCCTACTCCGAATAGGCCGTAGACAATTGCAACAATTGCAAATAGGTAGTCTGGAAAATTTATCATATTCTCACCTTAGCATAAAAAGCAGTTAAGTGGTCAGTTTAACATCGGAGCGGGAGAAAGTCAACTACATCCTTGTATGATCTTGGCTCCTATGGTAAGGTTCGGACGAATTTTTCAAAAATTTGTGGAGCCAGATTTTTAAAATGGGGGGTCTTCAGGATGGGAGGAATTTGTAAAGAGGGGGGTATATGCTATACTAACCGCTAACTGCTTTTGGCGTGTGAGTGGGCTGCAGTAGGTTTTGAGGGTCGCCTGAATTGTTTCCTAAAAACGACCCCCCCCCTCTCGTTGGTTGTTGTGAGCCAAAGCAAGGCAGACAAGTCTTTTCAAACAACAAACAAACAACTAGACAGAACTCTTGATTAGTTGTTGAACAAAGAGAACAAACAAAGAGACAAGACAAAGACAAAAGACATACAAGCCAACCAAACTAACAACCAAGCCAAGCAGCTGCCAACAACTAACCAAGCCTCTAGGGAGCCTCTAGCACTCTCTAGAACTAACAACCAACCAAGCCTCTAGAACAACTAACCAAGCCTCTAGAGAGCAGCCAGAAACGCCTCTAGAGAGCAAGCACTAAGCAAGCCAAATAAATCTAGACAGACAGCCAAGGGGGCAAGCCCGACAAGACTAGAGAGCAGCTGCCAGCCTGGTCTCTAGAGATTTCTAGGCAGCCAATCTTTAGTGAACCTAGGGGTTCTAGGGTCTCACCGCACGCCTAACAAAACAACAACCGCACAACCGCAAGCACTAGGGCAGCCCATACCAAGCCCCTAACAAATCACCGCACCCGCAAACCTAGCCCGCAACCATAGAACCAACCAGCCATAGACAAGCCGTGTTAGCCGTGTAATCACGGCATAGAAAAACCCCCCTGCCATTCGGCAAGGGGGCTAGTCCGTAGCGACTTAGAGACTGAACTCTTCCGCTAGCTGCTTGTCAAGATAGGCAGCCTCTTCCTTGAGAGCGGCAACCCCGATTTCGAAGTTGTCTTTCTCAGAAATGTAGCCGCCGAAAGTAGCAACCAACTTTGAACCACTCACGTAGTCCGTGCCTGCCTCGTTCCAAATCAACTCACGACCAACTAGGTAGATAGCCCACAAGCCCTCTACCTTGAACAAACGGTAACGACCGTCAGCGGGGTCATGGCGTTTGCGGGGAACTTGGAGCAGTTGGAGTTCCAAGACTGGAACACAGGAACATTCTTTAAATTTAATGACACTTTTACAAGTGTGCGGCCATTAACAACCCAACAGCAGTTCACGGTTTACAAAGGTGGCAGCAACTTCCTCGCTATCAATGGCACAAAGTATTTAGCCGCTGGCTTTGATTCTTGGGTAGTATCAGCACGGGTCGCTTACAAGTCCGTAAATTACGACTTTGCCGTCAGCCCAAGTCTATCAGGTAATACGGGGTTTAGCATTCAACGATTTGCCTGCGGACCTGCACAACTATCGGGAACCATTGCAGCACTAAGCGGAGCGGTGGAGGGGGATTCCTACACGGTGCGATTCATATCAAATGCGGTTGCTCAATCGGCAGCAACCACCTTCACCTTCGGACCCTGCGAGCGATTCAACTCCATCCCTGTCCATTTTCAAAACAAGTACGGGGGCATTGACTCCTACACCTTCACGCTAAAGAACCGCAAGAGGGCCAACATCAGCAGGCAGACCTTCGGCTACAACTCGGACGTTTATGCGACCACGACCTACGACAAAGTTTGGGCAGGTGAGTTCGACTACGTTTACGCACTCAACTCGGACTGGCTGACGGATGCCGAATCCGCTTGGCTGATTGAGATGGTCAGGTCCGGGCAGGTATGGCTTGAACTGGATGGGCAACTCGTTGAAGCAATTGTGAACGCCAACACTTACCAATTCACGACTCGAAGGAACGACCGCCTTACGCAGTTGCAGGTTGAGGTTGCCGTGGCTTACAAGAACAACATCCTATGAGCGTTACGCTAATTGCCTACCCTCTCAACGAATCAAACGCAGAGGTTCCCTACGTGCTTGACACGATGGGGGAAATCGACATCGCCCTGACCTTTTCGGTTGAGGATATTGCCGACAT